GAAGTAGCGAATTTACCGGCAGAAGTAGACCAGAGAGCAATCTGACCACCGAGAGTACCAGACTTGTCCTTAATCAGACCGGCATTGCCATTAGGAACATAGTCAACAGGAGAAACGCCGCCCAGGCCGATAGAAACGGCAGTGCCCTTCTGGGGCCAAGGCAAACCAGAAGTGAAATAATCCTTACGGCGATTTCGAAGAAGAAGAGAATAGGCAGTAGTATCAGGACCGTCAGACACATCAACGGTCAGAGGATCCTGGTTGTTTTCGTCACGGTACCAATCGTTCCAGATTTTGCGGTAAGCGCGGAACGGAAGAGCGATAGGCATAGAAGCCTGGGGAATACCAGTAACGCCAATGGGCAGACCGAAATAATCATAGATAGAAAGAGACGTGAAACCAGCGGCATGAGTTGCGTCGTCAAGTGAAGGAACCTCGTACTCAGTGAAAGTAGAAGGGGGATCGTCCTGAGCACCCTGGAACTGCTCCCATTTATTCCAAAGGAGACGGTTCGGGACGAAAAAGTAATGAAGATCCAAATAGACGTTGTCCATGTAAGGGAAAATCGGAGTAGCCAGGCGGCAGAGAGCATGAGTCGTAAGATTAATGGTATCGCCAGGAAGAATTGGCTCCCACATCACGGGATATAAATATCCCTCATTTATAGTAGTTTTATGGGAAAACGAGCGATCAAAAGCAGAGCGAGGTGCGGCGACGTTAGCAGGTACAGAGGCGAAGTGTTGCTGACTAACACGGCCAGAAGTATTTACTCGAAATCCCATAAAGTTCCTTTACAGAGTGTTAGCGAGATCGAAAAGGACACCCGCATATAATTTAATTAATTGTTCACGAGAGAGAGAGTTTTGTAAAACAAAAGATTTACGAAGCCCTTCAATAGTAACGGCAGTAGACTTTGAAAGATCAACGGCCAAGCGAGGTTTATATTTATATTTACGAATGTTCTTAGCCACGAGCAGCCTCACGAAGTTCGCCCATACCAGGTAGGGTGGGTTGGCGAAGAACAGTACGGGCAGTGCCCAGATTAAGCGGAGACACAAGAGGTACGAGTTGACCAGTCTGGGGGTCAAACGTAGCTAGCTCCATAAGAGAAAAGTCGTCAGGGTAACGCGAAAGAGTAGAGTCCTTAGCATTCACAGCAGTATCGAAGCCACGAAGAGCATTCACTGTAGAAGAATCAGCGAAGGGTTGGGCATAGGTTTGAGCACGAGTATCGAAGAGAGAGAAGATTTTCATTTTATATCCCTTTTTAAACAGTTTTTGATTAACGATTGTTTTACCCGCTCACGAGTAGCGAGTCGGGTGTCAGTAGAGTTTGGATCAGTAAAGAAGTCAAGAGAATTTTCAAGGCGTTTTTTTTTAACGCGCTCATACATAGCAGGATCAACTTTTTCTAAAAGTTTATCAAAATATTTTGGGGGCAGTGACGCGGGGCGTCCTGGCCCAGGCACGATTTCATCGTGAGGGAAGATATCGTCCTTGAATTCATCGAAGAAGGCAGAAGCAATGCCAGGGTTGCGGGACATAGTAACAAATTCGGGTTTACGGCCAGAATAGTGGAACGAAGAGCCTTTACCGGTGATTTTTTTAATGCAGTAGCGAGCAACGTAGGCAGCAGATTCAAAGGACACTTCCGAGATAGTAGCCCGGCCTTTACCCCACGTGGACGTGAGGAGAGCAGAAGTATATTGAGCATGGCCGGACCGAGAATTTTCGATCGGTACCCGATCTTTACAGAAGTCCTCCCCGAAGAGGATCATATGATGGTGAGGACGTTGAGTGAGCTCACCGTATTCACCGCACTGAAAAAAGCGGAGACGGTGAGGAGCAAAGTGTTTGCGGAGTTTTTTAAGGAAGAGTTGAATGTCCTCGAGGACAAGAGTAGGGCGCCCTCCGGGCAGCCTGGGAAGGTGGTCGTCGTGGTAGGTAAGCGTAAGAAACGAAGAGCGGTCGTGGAGCTTATTTTCTTTCATCAATCGAATAGCCCACTGCCGCGAGCGTTCAAGACGACAACCCACGCATTGACCACAGGGAAGAGGAGTAGGAGTACCATGCCGGGCTGTATCAGCATTAGGCATGGACTTAGGAAAGGTAATAGTAGCCTTTCCAGAGACACCAGGAGGAGGTTTCCTCACTAGGGCCATGATTGGCTTATAACACGGCACATTAAAGCCGGATACCACCGCGAGAGAGAGAACGGGGAGCATTTTTAGGATGGGTTTTGCTACCTGATTTGAAGTTTTTGCGGTTAGCTTTTTTAGACATAATGCGACGTTTCATAATTACCTCGGGGTGTAGTTAGTTTTAGTAGTATAGGCCCTTTTGGTGTCAGTTGGAACAGTTACAACAAGAGAAGAACTGTTCCAGCCTCATTCTTCGGCATCATTAACGGGTTTTTGAACCCTATTTTTAGAGCCCTGCGGGCTCTTAGCAGGGAGATCCCTATCTCCCTGGACCCTCTGGGTACCCACTGGGTCTACGTCGCCGGTAGGCGACTCCGCGCCAGCGGGTTTTTTTAGAAGACCAAATTGCTCAAATAGCTCACGGGGAGCCCTGTCAATATTGGCAGGATTATGGTCGATAGCACGACGGAACTCGAGAGGGAGGGAGCGGAAAGCTTCCTCAGCCCTCTCGATAAGATTATAGGCATCTTGGAAGGATGTAGGCATGCCAGTAAAGTCACCATAGCGAGGAGTAGCGGCAGTCATCCACGCAGGAGGAGAAATCCCATTCCGCATTTTACGCACGATAGTGTTGATATTTACCTCGTCCTGGAACTCCTGCTTAACGCGGGAAGGCTCACCAGAAACGGGATTATTAACGGGCTTACGATCAGAGAAAGCGGAGCGGATTTCACGTTTCATAGTTAGTGCCTTTCGGTGTGACCAGCATAATCGCCATTGCGATCATAACGGACGGTAGAAGTAGGACCAGTATTTCGAACAGTAACAGAAGGCTGAACGAGGGACTTAGCAGAAGAAACAGTATCAAGAGCTGCATCAACGCGCTTTTGCATTGCATCATAACGAAGAAACTCGCGGTCGAGATTGGCCTTATCACCAAGAAACAAGCCCTCCGCCTTACGGCGAGGAGCATCATACATCTTGTTTACGTTCTCAAGGGCAATACCCTCAGTAGTACGAGCAGATTGACGGGCATTAGCGAGATTAAGCTCAGCCTGAGTACCAGCAGAAACAGCGGCGGCCTTATTAAGAGCGATCTGAGTATCTTTCTGCTCAATATCCTTCTGCAAAGCAGACGAAGCCATAGCGGACGAAACGCCCTTGCCCAGGACGTCTTCCATCCTGGCAGCACCAAAGGAAGGCATCGGAGCAGAAGGAGTAGAAGCGCCGGAGCCACCGGTCGCAGAGAGTATAGGGTTAAGACCAGCTTTTTTTAAGTCCTCAACCTCACGCTGGTGCGCAGTGTTCGACATCATCTCAGCCCAGGCGCGGTTGCTAGCAGCGACCTCAGCAGACATAGAGTTCGCGGAATCCTGAGCGGCCCTATTTGCACTATTGGCAAGAAAGCCGCCCAGAAGACCAGCACCACCAGTTACAAGAGAACCAGCAAGAACAGGAGCCATATTAAAGCCTCGTTAAGCCAGGAGCAGAGTACACAGGGAGAACGCGCACATGCTTGAACTTGGTGAAGGTATCCAAAATGAAATGAGGTTCAGAGGGAACAGCAACGATACGCGAGATCGGCGGAGTTTCAGGAATGATATCAGCGAGAGTAGGTAAAGAAGAGAAGTTTACGGCAAGGTGCCAAGAATCGAGGCCACCAGCAGCAGCAGTACGGAATAGACCAGTCACATAAGAAGGCTTATAACGATATTCAGCCCAGCGCTCTTGGTAGCAAAGAGTGTCCTCCCAAGTAGAAGAATAAGCGCCAGACATATAGATTTCTTTATTCAGAACGGCTTGCTCGCCGAGATTAGCAGCGAGAGGCTCATAGTAGTCGTAACGGGTACGCACGGAGAAATGGCGGGACATACCGTTCTGGTATTGAGTATCGGCACGAACCGAAGCGAGACAAAGAAGCTGACCATGTTCAACGAACGAATGAGAGATACCGGCCTTACCACGGCCAACGGCAAAGCCGGAAAGCGAACCCTGAGGGGTAGTAGCATCAGTGGAAGAAGTCTGAGCAATAGGATTGACGTTGATATCGATCGTAGAGCCGCCGAGATATTCCGGGCGCTGGAGACGATAATCAGGAGACACAACGCCGAAGCGGGCAAGAAGAATCTCAACGTAGCGGGTACCACCGCGAGCATCAAGCTCGAGCATCTGTTGAAGTACGATAGATTCACGAAGGGCATTAATAGTAACAGCGGTAGAAGCAGAGAGATCCACGGAAAGAGTACCATTAGGGTCGTAGGTGCGCTCATCGCTTGCACCAAGGTTAGAAGTAGCGAATTTACCGGCAGAAGTAGACCAGAGAGCAATCTGACCACCGAGAGTACCAGACTTGTCCTTAATCAGACCGGCATTGCCATTAGGAACATAGTCAACAGGAGAAACGCCGC